ATTAATTTTATTACACCATCATACTGCTCTTCAATAGAACAAGGTGCAGTATCTATGGGTTCTTCTTCTTCCTCTTCAGGTTCTATAAACTTATCGACAGATGGTAATTTATTTTCTACTATAACTTCATCTACAGATGGTAATTTATTTTCTACTATAACTTCATCTACAGAGGGTAATTTATTTTCAATTATAACTTGATCCACGGAGGGCAATTTCTCTTCAGTTATAATTTCATCAATTGATGGTAACTCCTCGTAGAAGTCATCAATTGACGGCAACTTGTCCGACATCGTATTAGTAAATAAAATACTTTGGGATTTCTCTCCCCTGATTTATTTAGAGTCTTTAGGTAATTGAGATTTAAGCATTTTTTGAAGTTCTGCAGTAGAACCAACAAACAATGCGTTATTAACAGTAGACGGGCCTTTTTGCTGAGTCTCTTCTTCTACATCTTTAAGTTTTTTCTGAAGATCCATTAACTTATCAGTCGCATCAGAAACACTCTTAATTAACTGACCAGCAACTTCATATGCTCTAGGCATCTCACTATCTTGTGCAAGTTCAAGAATACCATTAATTGCTTCCTGACCTTTCTCTATAATACTGTAGAGATTACCACGAGTATATTCATAATCTTTAGTTATATCATCCTTAGTTAATCTATCTGGTTTAGTTAGACCAGTATTTGTAACATTAGTAAGTTGATCCTTTCTTGTAGCACAACCACCTTCAGGAGTTTCGGAAACTTCTACATTAAATGCATCATCTAAATTGGTTTTCTTCATGAGTATGAACCATCAAATCCAAAGTCATCACCTAGTTCTATTAACGCAGTATCTACACCAACACCCTCTGCATTATCAGTATAATCAATACCTTTAACATCAGTTCCTCTTACATGACCAACTGCAAGGGTCTTATCTTGACCCCTCTTAACAGTAAGTTTATTACCAGTAATCTTAGAAACATACATCTCTTCACCTTCAATTTCAATGTATTTCTTAACGGTAACTGAAGATCCATTATCGACATTAATTTCAGTTGTAATTGCATCAATATCTTCAGAAAGATTTGTGACAACATCTCCTGTGTAATCCTTGATTGCTCTAGGTTTAACAGCATAAGTAACATCTCTTTGTGTGCTCTGAGAACCACCAGCAAGATAACGAACAGAAACAGACTTGACGATATCTTTGGATGCAGAAGAAACAGGGCCAAATAAGTATGTCTTAGCAGTAAATCTTAAAGTATATGTAAGAACTCTTCTGGAAGTATAATCACCTTCATAATCATCTTGCATTGTAATATTTTCTAAAATAACAGGCACATCCTTTTTCTCATTTATATCAGAAAGAAGATTGATTGTTAAATTATATTGTGGTTGAAAATATGGTAAAATCTGTTCTACAATTTGTAATGCATCATCATTTAACTTACACATAATAGCAAGTTCAAATTGCATATTATAAGGAACTGGAACATATGTTTTCTTAATTTCTGTTCCATCATCTGGATCCTTTACAGTAATCTGTTGAGTCGTTGTGACCTTTCTAGCTGGATCATATGTCAAACCAGTAAACTCAAAAGACATTCTTGGTAATGACATTTGAGTTGCTTGACTCAACTCAGGTGCTTGTTCTAATCTTGCTAAAAACTTCTGTATAGGCCCATATGCCAAAGGAACTTTCACAGTTGAATTTTCCTGTTTAATAGTTATGCCATTAAACAGTGTTCCAAAACCAATAATTGTTTTTCGTAGGATTTCGTTATAAAAATATTCAAACATAGTTATAGACCTATTGTATTATATTTAGGGGGTACCAAATGGGTTACCTTCAGAGAAGTCTAAAATAGCATCTGCTTGAATTTCAAACTCATCATTTTCACCAAAACCATCATCAAAATTAGTTAGGTCAATTAACCTAATCAAATGAGCTGCTCCAGAAGATGATCCAGTAAGTGTCTCACTTGTTTTAAATGCACCAGTTATATTATATATTTCTATTTCACTAGTTGTAGAATCCCAAGTTCTTACTCTTGCTGTAGCTCCACTTACACTACCAGTAACTGTCTCATTAAATGAGTAGTTTCCAGTTCCACTACTTCCAGGTGAAGAAATAGTAATTGTTGGTGCAACTGTATATCCAGCACCAGCATTGGTTAGATGAATAGCAGTTATTGCTCCTGCACTACTTATAATTGCTGTTCCTGCAGCACCTGTTGTAGAAATGCCATTCTGTGCTGTGAATGTTATAGTTGGTGAAGTAGTATATCCAGAACCACCAGAACTAATAGTTACAATACCAACAGTTCCATTTTCCATTTTAGAAGTTGCTGCAACTCCTGTTCCATCACCAAATACTTCTATTTGAGGATTACTTGTATATCCATAACCTGGATTTATAAGATTAATACTTTGAACTACTTTCTTAGCAGTGTCATCAATTGCACCTGAACATACAGTTATTCCACCAAGTAAATTTGCAGTTGCTATACCACTTAATCCACCACCTGGTGCAGATGATATAGCCACCCTTGGAGCATATGTATAACTATTACCCCTATTAGATAGACTTATATATTGAATACCACCATTCACAATACCTGTAATAGCAGTTGCTTGAACAGCAGTTCCAACTAAAGTTAACTTTTGGGTTCCACTAGCACCAATGAGAACTTCTTCACCATCAGCACCTTCAATTGCCTCTAAAGTATCATCAATTTCATCAACACCAGTATCAATAACTTCATCTTCGTAGCGGAAGAGCTCACAACGCAATTCATAAACATATGTATTCTTAAGTTGATAGAATGGTTTCTCATGCTCTACATACTTAATTTCAAATAGACGATCTCCTAATGGAAAATAAATTAAATCCCCCTCTTTAGGTCTAGTTGATAATTTAATATTATCCTCATTCTTCATCAAAGGAGAAACATAAGTCTCAAATCTTTCTTTAGAAATAATCAATGTTACTTCATTAGTTGCCTGAATACCAAACTTAGACAACATTGTTGGATTATCTCCATATCCATCAAAATTATCAATATATGCTTCTATTGGATATGCATCATCAAATGTAGATTGAGTTACTTCTTTTAATATACTTTTCTCCGTAACATACTTTCTGGGCATATAGTGTATATCTACACCATACATCCTTAATTGCTCATTAATAAGCGATTGAACTAAACTTTGTTCTCCAGATGAACCCTGTTGAAAAAATGGGTTAAGTGCCATAATCTTAACCTATCATATCTAATGGTGGAAGTTCGTAAGAATTAGACATCATTTCACGGATCCTTTCAAGTTCTTTTTCTGCATCATCATACATTTGTCTTCCATTTAATTCGACCCCACCAGGAAGTTTAACTCCTGTGAACTTCATTAAGTTTTGACCCCACTGCCTCTTAACCAGAGCAGTTAGATACATTTTCAAGAATGAATCATTCCAAACTCTTGAATAATCATTTGGGTTTAAAACCCTATAACAATCCATAACAATATAATCATCCTCTTGAACATTAGCCCAATCAATATCCATATACAATCTATCTTGTCTCTGATTAAATCTTATTTGTTTCTGTGTTGTTAATAGGAAATTAATATCTTCAAGGTATGTCTTTGTCATTGCATATGACAACATCTCCATTGCACCCCAGTAATAAACATCATTTAGAAACATTTGATATTTAACACTAAACATACCACTTGACATGGAAGCAGATCCATCAAAATGGAATATTTTTGTTACTCCAATAACTTCTGGAGGAACTTGTAGATAGTTACTAGTCTCTGTCCAACTGAAGTTAGTAGTACCACCATCAATAGTTGCACTAGCAGTTGTAGTTGTTATTCCTACATTATCACTACGATCACCTCTTGACCTTCCTCGTTTTATATCGTTTTCAGTTAACTTATACTTTAAAAAAGTTGGGTATACACCATCAAAATGTCTCTCTTGAAAAAACTGAATTGCATCATCAAGAATATCTTCTATTTGTTCATCAGCAACATTAATCTCCAATACAGGAGCACCTAACTGCCTTTTACAGTAAGTAATAAGTTCTGAACGTGATGATGGTTGGGACATTTATACAATACCTCTATCAATATTTAGGTGACAATACCAACAACACCTTCAGATATTGCTGCTTCAATAATTGCCGTACTTCCAATAGCAGTTATTGCTTCTCCTTTTGCAACTTTAAAATCAGTATACTTTCTTTGTATATCAACAGTTGCAAGTCTTGCTCGCTCTTTGATTGCATTTTCAGTCCAACCTTGTTGATCAATCATTACAGTCTGAAGTGCCTTAAACTCACCTGTCGTTATTCCTACTGTGTAACTTGTATGCATTATTTTATGAGTGTTTTAATTATTTATATTGCTGATGAAATACCTGGTTGAACTAAGATTGTTCCATCAACAATCCTATACACAGTCGCTCCAGAACTAACAAGAACATCATAAACATATCTACCTTCACTTAAA